TTTATCCTAATAAGTGTATTTATTGAATAAAATTATGTGCGTATTTAATTACTGCAATGCGAGTCCGTTTGCTTGATCAAACTTCATTTGAAGTTTTTGTTGTATGTTATACAGCACATATATTAGTTCACATTGTATTTCTAGCCCAGTATCGTATGGAGTAATAACAATACTCCCTGTGCGAATTCTTGGATCGCTATTGAAGATTTGATTTACATTTTGTAATACAGCGTTTTTTAATTCGGCTGTCAAAGGCTCAAAAATAACATCCCATATGATTGTACCAAATGTAGGATTCATTAGGCGTTCGCCCTGTCGTACATAAAAATTATTCAGCAAATCCTGTTTAATTAATTCAAAATCATATAAGGCAAAATTTTCAGTATGTTTGTTTACTGTACTAAATCCTCTATACCTACGAGAACCAACGTGGTGGGCAATATTTGGGGAAGATATTTGTGTTTTTGTGAATAAACTAGACATGGGTTATACCTCTTTATTTTGTTGGAATGAATTTTCAACTGGTGGATTTCTAGTAAATGTATCCGGCGTGGTAGTATACTTTTTCCAATGACTAGCAGGTTTAGCCATACTTGAACTATTGCCTTCATAACGAGTCTCAACATCTCTATCTGTTAAATCTGGTTTGTATTTTGCAGGATCTAAATTTTCATGTTGAGGATACGGTTCTGTAGTAGGAACACGTCGCATAATACTGTGTACAAAACTTGCTCCGTTAGGCGGTCCAGGAAGTGTACTGGTTTGTAGTATTTTAGGCAATTCAGCATCTATAGCATCTGCAGGAGAACCTGGTGCTGAAGCAGTAGCCGCAACAGCAGCCGCTGGGCCGTTCATATGAATATTTGCTGCTGTTTCTATATGATCGCCACCACTCTTGATATTTGTTGCGCCACCTGCGGTAAAATTATTATGACCAGTTGTGTTAAGATCAAAAGAACCTTGAATGGTTTTAACAACACTTCCAACAACTGTTTCATTGACAGTACCAGCAACTTTTGTAGTCACATTTCCACCAAAACTAGTGTTAACGTTGCCGCCGCCAGCAACTCCAGTATTCCAATTAAGACTAGCATCAAAAGTCCAATCTACTTGTCCTACAACATGATGCAAGAATGTATCATTATAAACTTTGTTTACGGATTGTTTTACTGTGTGTGTGTAATTTTGTTCATATGTTTTGTCCACGTCCATTTTAACATGAATTTTTTGATTTTCGTCTACAATCAATATGTGATCCTTTAGTACATGTGTATGCATCTCTTCTGTAACTTTAATATTAAAATTACGGCCTGCTTCCATATTAATATCTCGCTCAGCATAAAAATTAAAATCTTGTTCAGTATGCATGCTGATACTATCTTGTGCATAAACATCTATCTTTCCATCACTGGTCAGTTCTATCCATGCTGTGCCGCGACTATTAGTAATATAGATTAAATCTTCACTATTATGTAAAAGTATTTGGTGCCCAGTGCGAGTGCGTAGTCTGATTAATTCATTATGCGGACGAGTTACATCACCATCTAATTCGTTTTCTTCTACCGCAGCATAACTGGGTCCGTCGTCGCTTGGACTTTTTCTACGTAGATATTTGTCATCACCATCATCCATAACAAAACTACTGCCGCCAAGTCTACTAACAGGTGCATTTTTAACTTGATGTTCAATTTTTCCATAAGGGCCAGTTTGGCCATTTTTATCCATTGGTCCTGGAGTACTAATACCAAACACCATGCTAGGTGTTTCTCTTCTAGCACTGCTTGTTGTTATACCCCTTATATCATCTAACAATAATCCTTGATCTGCCAACCGTTGTGCAAACGGATGCATTGGTTTTTTAATCTTTGTTTTATCAGTTGTAGAATTATTACCTGGATAATTTTTATTATATTCAGCTACAGGCACTCGTTTAGCATGACCGTATGGAGTGTCAAGGCCGCGTTCTACATTATTCTCTGTTGCAGCATATCCTGGAATCATAAAATTTGCAGCTTCGTCTTGTGCACATCCTATCCAGTAACCTCTTTTTGGATTACCTTCAATAAAGATAACAACTACAATCGAACCTACATCTGGAGGAACCATCCACATTCCGTAACTTTTTTGAGTGTTGTTATAATCGTTATCTTTACCATTATACCTTACATCTGTTCTTCCAAAGAACGGACTCATATATTTTACTTGATGTAATTGTCCTTCACTATCAGTGTTACCTACATCGCGTAAAATTTGAACTTCTAATATTCCCATATATGTAGCATCAAGATGACTTACCACCTGAGCTAAAAATGGGCCTGGTTCAGGCATTGGTTGGTTAATTGTACTATCGCTTGGATTGTAATTTGAATTTGACATTATTCGGTTCCGTCTTCTTCGGCACTGCCTGGATCTTTAGGATTAATCTTATAATTATCTGCGGAAAGTCCTCCAGCTGTAGATCCGTGTCCTGGTAGTTCTGAACCACGCACTCGGGGACCTGTTAATACTTGTTTAAATTCATTTTTTTCAAAAGTACTAGTTACATTACTAACACGATATAGCCCACTAATCATGGCAACGGACTGTGTAGGATTATGGAAATTATATAATCCGCTGTAGCTAATATCCAGTGGAGTTCTAAAATTAATCGCCACGTGTACTTCTCCGGATTGATAATTTACACTGCCATCTGCATTTAAATTTTCTGTAAGTTGTTGAGATGTATAGTTGCCAGTTCCGCTTTGAGCAATCCAATAGGGATCGCCTATAATTTGCATGTCTAACATAGACATATCAGATCCTTCAAATGCTTTATCATAAAATGCTCTAGCTGCACGAGTTGATTCATTTTCAACGCCGCCACCACCAAGTCTATCTGTTCTTGATCTTTTTGCACTGTAAGTTACGGCGGTGGCAGCTGTTCCTGGTTTGGTAGATGGCAAAAGACCAGTGTTATTAAGTGCTTCCAATTGTGTTACTGGTGTTTTTTCTTTTGCGCCGCCTTGTTCTGCAGCTGTTTTAGCATCTTGTGTGCCCGATGTACCGTCTGCTGGCAATATATCCATAAAATTACCAGAAAATTTAATTTCAAATTTTAATACATCAACATTTTTGCCTGTGTAGATATAATGGTATTCTTTAACCACTTGTTCTTTCAGGGTGCCGTCTAAACCAATGGCTTTTGTATTTGGTGCCATAGGGCCCGAAGTCATATGTACTTTGTAGGGCAATACTCTATAGACTAGTAGTCTAGGTTTTACGCCAGTAGCTTTGTTTTCAACTCCTGATTGATACATTTGTGTATCTATGTGCCACCATCCTTTATAACCTTCAGGTGAAACATTACCAGGATCTAATGCCTCAGTTACAAAATGACTAGCTAAAATTGTTTGATTAATGGCATTTAGAATATCAGTGTCTTGTCTAAACTTCATTTCTGTAACTTGTGGGTCAATTCCATTTTTACTTCTAACATTGATTTTCTTTTCTTCATCATATACTTCTTGATCACCGCCCATAGGAGCATCGGCTTTTCTTAATTCGTTAAAACCCATTTTGGCTTGACCAATATTATTCATAGATCCCGGATCTTGTACTAGAATATCAAGTTTATCTGTTACTGATTTAGTAGAAACTTTTAATTTTGACATATAATCTGTAGATAACGGCATTGGACTAGTTGTGGCAGATCCAGGATCTGCTTCAGACTCTCCAGATGCAGACGGATCTGTTGATTCAGATGCAGAGTCTTGTGGAAATAATATTAAAATTCTATCAGGTACTTCAATTCCGTTGGCATCAGCGACATCTTGTAATTTTTGATTTAACACTGCTTGCAAACTTTTATCGCCCCATTGAAGTAGTTCGCCAACAGACTTTCCTCGTACTGATTGGTCACTCATAAAATCTTTATATTTGTTAGCAATTGCTTCTTGATTGTATGCTACTCCAGCACAATTATAAACAGCACCTTGCTCATTAACTGTCATATCCATGCTGCTAATTTGTATAGGAATTTGTCTATCTGTCCCTGGAATATCTTCCATTATGCCTGTTTCAGTATTGCCTTTAAAATTTATAGTTAACAAATAAGGCGCTATATTCCAGTTGTCGTGTCCGTTATTGGAGGCAGCTTGTTGTAAGGCCGTATAAAATAATCCCATACTATATGGCTCAATAATTCTAAAACTGACATCGCCAGCGTTAGTATTATTGCCCTGTTCTTTACCAATTACACTTAATATTTTTAAATCTTCTATATAAAATTCAAAAGATCCTTGAGGAATTTCAACTCTATTATAAGGATCCATGCTGGCGGATTTTGCAACAATGTCACCGTACATACCAGCACGATATGTACTATCAGGATTATTAAGATATTCGTCAGGAATTGAACTTAAACCAATGATATAGTTATAGGTTGCATATCTAAATAGAGGATTAGGTAAAGGAAAAGCACTACCAGGTGCAATTCCTAATGCGCTTTCTAGACCAGACAGTGCGCTACTGATTGATTTTATTCCGCTAAGTCCGGCAAGGCCGCCATGTAAAGCTGAAGTAATACCAGAAATGGCATGTGTTACACTGGATAACCCAGTAGCTATACCAGTAGACACTACACTGACTGCGTTAGATACGTCTGACGCAATTGTTGCTCCTAAATCGTCAAAGACTCCCATATTATAATCCTAGTACTTTGTTTAAACTAGATTTTTTACAAATATAAATTCCAGTACCTGGCACAAAATCCAATATAGGATCTTCTATAACGTTCATATTTCGTTGTGCAAATATCCACCACAACTGAGGAGTACCGTACAAATCAAATGCCAGTAAATCTGGTCTACGAGCATACTGCGATTCTATCACATAGTAATAATCGTCGGGCTCTGCACTGACTGGTCTAATAGATAATATATCAAGATAATTATTTTTTATCTGTGTATTGAACCAAGGACTTGTATTCTTATAAGTAGCCATAAATTAAATATATCCAAACGGTGCATTTAAGTATCCGCCTGATACAAAAGCATCTAAACTAAAGTATCTTGCGCTGTCTCTGCTGTATACAGGTTGTAGGGTTATTGAAAATTCGCTTTTGGTAGGCACATGACTTACTCCGCCGGTCACGCCGCCACCAGCGCCACTGATTCCACCACCGCCGCCGCCAAGTAAATTGCCCACAGCATTTGCTGCTCCAGCAATACTACCTACTGCTCCAGCAATATTGCCTACTTGATTAGCTAACTTGCCCAGGCCTGGTATTGCACTTGCAATTCCAGCAATGTCGCCTACAGCACTAGCAGCAGATGCAATATCTCCTAATGGGCTGCCACCTCCGCCACCAAATCCGCCAAAGCCTCCGCCACCCGGAGGAGCCACACTAATATAGTCACAATCATTAGCAAGTGTTGTAGTAAAATTCGTTACAACAACTGGCACATTTTTAAAAACATAATTTCCATAACCATTTAAAAATATAACAGGAGGAGGATTGCCTGCAAGATAATCAGATCCAGAAAACATTTTGGTAAGACTACGTAAATAATGCACGGCTGCAATCCAATATAAACCTTCCTTTGCATCTTCCACATTCATAGGAGCTGTAATGGTTATACTTCCTGGGTCGCTATGATGAAAGGCTTGGAAACTATAATTAGTATGTGTTGTACCTATAGCATTATATTTGGCAGTACTGTTTATTGTAATAGAAGGCGTATATGGAAATACTAATCCGCCGGCTTGATGCAATGGTGACAATACAGAACTGCCTTGAAAACTAGGAGCATTTGCAATACTTAATCTTACACGCCAATCTGCAGGATCAGCATCTCCACCAAACATGGCAGAAGCTCCACCTAGTAATCCGCCAGTTGGGTCTCCCCCTGGTGGTAAATTGATACTTCTCAATGCGCTGGAAACTCCGCCAGCAATATTGAGTCCTGTGTTTAAAGCAGAACTTAAATTATTGGCAAGATTAACGCCAGCAGAAATGCCGCTAGCGAGGCCTTCAACGGCTGAAACAGTTTGTAGTAAGCTATCGCCAAAAGACATATTGAATTCCTAAATTGATATAATATTTAGTTGACTTTTTAATGTGCGTAGTTTATAATTAGACATTAAAGGACTGAGAACAGGATGACCGCAAAAGTAAATTACCTAAACAATAAAGATATGCTAG